CATAATGGTTAGACAATCCCAACACTCGATAAGAGCACTCCCCGGTGCGGGGGAGGCCGAGGTGGCTGTACGCAGCACACCTATCGTGAGCACCGAACACTTCCGTAAGTCCGATCGGAAGGGCCTGACGAGCAAAATTAGGACCCCTTTCAAGGGAAAAATTCCGGCTGAAACAGGACCGGTCATTCTGACAAAAGAAGTCATCTCATACCTCTACGTTCAGTTGGGGTCACTGTATGACCTCAAACCTTCAATCAAAGGGATTGTTGGTATAAGGCGGAAGGCTGAGGGATCTCAAAGCCCGCAGAAATGCTGGGCGAGATCTCCTAAGTCAAGACGCATTCGTGTCTTCCCTGGCAATGCCCGCTGCGAGGCTGGGCGTCAGGGTAATGACACACACCCAATAGACCGATCAGGTCTTGGCGAGGACGATCAGCGCTTTGACCGTTCTGCTGTGGAGAAATTCGTGGAAGCCCGCTTAACGGCTGGGCAGAAGATTTCCAGACCTCAATGTCCCGAGGTGGATGATGGATATGTTACAGATCTCACTGACGGATACGATTCTGATGCAACGATAGTCTGTGACACTGGGTTCGGACGTGGTTCACCACTACATCGTAGGTGTGTGAAAATGGCGTTTGAAGCCCAGGGTCCTGATGATCTCATTCAGGTGCCAAAGGATGTTGTGCACGCGGACAAGGTAGTGGGCTTGCCCCTACACTTGTTCCATGATTTTCAACAAGCGGTGAGTACTGGGGACTATTTCCGTGCCTGCCACATGATTTTGGATTGGCACGATTCCGAAAGCGAGGGAGTTCCGTTGAGAGAGCGGCAGTGGTTTCTTGACCATCGTTGTGCCCCTCCCTATGGAGACACTCCCAGTCCGGCCTACGATTTAGTAGACTGGGCCAATCGCTTTGATGAAGACGGCGTTCTCAATGCCAACTTCACAGTCAACATGAAACGAGTGGTGGAGTCCGCCTGGACGACGCTTCGTTTGATTGACAACAAGACGCTGAACTGTTTTACCAAAGCAGAGAAGAAGGCTGCCTTCCGTGACGTTTCGTGGAATCCATATGTGATTTACTCAACGCGGATGGCAGACAACGAGATCTGCAGGTTTGAGCAGGAACCAGAATTCTTCAAGAAGCTGTATGATATCCGCCTTCGGCTGGGTTTGAACGGCGACTACGGTTTCCGTTCTAAGCTTGATGGATTCGTGGCGCAGGGTGGTGCAACATCCTCTGTTCCCGATTTCGTGAAGAATTTCACCGAGGAGGCGAAGAAAGCAGGCGGTGATATTGCGTCAGTCGCTCGCAAGGCGATTGATTATGTATGGGACGGCATCGTTCGTCTGATGGCGTTCTGCACAGACGCGTTTAACCGCTTTTCAACTGCTGTTCGACGTTTCCTTGTCAACAAGTTGGTCGACCTAATGTTAGGCACGACCATCGAATGGGCGCCAGAGTATCAGGCATCACTTTCTTCGGTGGTGTATCTGGTCTTCTCATTGGCTGTTTTGTTCTTTTCTATTGGTGCTTCAATCATCAGTTCAAGGACAATCCAGTTTTTGATGAACAGTGTCCAGAAGTCGGAGTTCGTGGCTCAAGCTGAGATGCACCCCGCCCAAGTCGTCACTGTCTTGGTTGGTGGGCTGCTGAGCCTCGGAAAGGGAGAAAAGACGCGGCTGGGCGAGAAGGCCCGCTACATCTGTACTCTCATGGCCGGAGGAACTGTTCTGACAAATCTTGGAATGGCGTGTTTTACTCTATTGCCAACGGTTTTGCAAGATGCTTTGACCGCTAAGTTTGGCACGGAGGAGACTGCTGTGAAGCGGGACTTTGCGGGCTGGCGAGCAGCCGCCTCAGCATTGATCCAGTTTTCCACAGTTCCAAAGGTGGTGAGCTCCCCCTACTACATCTCACGTATTGATGAGATGCTCCACAAGGGTTCTGAGCTCATGGATCGTACTTCTTCGCCGAAGTTCGTTCCGATTCGCCAGTCACTGATCAACGCATACCTGAAGCTTCAGTCTATCAAGATGCAGATCAACCTGTATATGGAGTCGTCTCGCAAGAGGCCAGAGCCCTTCTCAGTGCATATTGCTGCTGGATCAGGAATGGGTAAGAGCCTCCTGATGGAGAGAATGGTCAAGAAAGCAATGGGCTTGAATGCCAACGACATTTACCCCTGGAACCCTGATCAAGAATATTGGTCAGGGTACCTCAACCACAAGGTTACTGCTATCGACGAGTTCCTTGTCGGTGAGGAGAATGTCGTCACCAAGACTGCTTCGGCCTATCTCCGTCTGGTCAGCAGTGCTGCTTACAAGCTTGATATGCCTTCGCTCGACAATGTATTTGTGGGAGTCAAGGGCGTCGAGTTTGAGTCAAGCGTTGTGATCACTATGAACAACACCCTGTACAATAGGGTAAATGGTTTCAGTGATGCAGCACTCCAGAGACGCCGTGATGTCCTCGTTGAGATGGTTGTAGATCCCAAGTACAAACACCTTGTGGGTAACCAGAACGTCTTGGACTTCTCCAAGCTGCCCCGTGAAGCGTACGCCAATACGAGCTGGGTTCGTGCCCGCTTCTTGAAGCCCGTTTACGGTCCCGATTGGGAAAGCAGCGCCACAGACTGGATGAGCTTTGATGTGATGTGCAAGGAGATCAAGGAGTTCTACGAGGAGAAGAAGGCTTTGAATGAAGTCCTCACTGAGACCGTTGATTTCGACATCACTGAGTCACCGGAGGAGATGATCAATAAAGAACTAAGAAAGACCTGTAACTTGCCTGCTGAGCCTCTCAGCATCAGCGAAGCACTGGTCTCTTTGTTCGGCTTCTCTGGTGAAGGACCTTCTAAGAAGACATTCAAGGATATCGTCATTAGTTCGAGCGAGTCTGCTGGGCCAATGCCCGCGGACAAGCCCGCTGGGCCAGTGCCCGCGGACGAGGTCGAAGAGACTAAGACGGATTCTTCTGATGTTGAGGGACAAGAAGAACCTGGCAAATTCCGGCACGCTCACAAATGTCCATGCGGTAACGTCACACGCCACCGCGTAGATCGAGGAAAGGAGACCATCTTTTATTGCCGATGTGGACGCACTCTGTCTTGCGAGGAAGATGGAGAGCCCGCTAGTGGACCAGACAGGGTTAATCACCCTGTGGACGGTTGCACAGCGGGTCCTCATTTCCACAGTTGTCTTTGGAACAACTGTACTAATAAGACTACATGTCGCGGATCTGGGGGAGCTCCGACTGCTTGGATGTGCCAAGATTGCAAGGTGAGGTTCTCTGCTGAGTCAAGCGTAATGGCCCAGAACCGTTATGAGCACAACGATAAGGACAGTCACCGTCCGACCTATTTCGCCGATCGCGATGAGTGGGTCCAGGCTGTGGCGGATAAGTTGTGGCTTGACATTGGCTCGGCTTGGCGGGCTAGTTCACAGGTTTTCAAAGAACAAACTGGAAGTTCTGTGAAGATGCGCCTCGTCAGTTGCGCTATGATGGGCATGGCGATTGGAATCATGGGCTCGTTGAAGTCAGCGATTAGTGAAGAGCAAGCGGAGGAGGTCACCTTCAGTGCGGAGTCGGATCCTCGTAAGCACATTCGTCACCGGAAACGCAGAGAGGATCGTTGGAACCGAGGGGAGGATTACCGCGGAAACGCAGCAAAACCTTTGCCCACGGCTACGCTGGATACTGGTGAACATAGTGTTACTGCCATTCCCCTCGCAGGCAGGTGGTTTGTGACCTATGTGCACTGTTTGATGGGCACAGGAATACCACCTCCTGACGGAACGAAGATGACGCTTCACTACAGGGACCATGCGTACGACTTCGAATGGAGTCTTGCGAACAAAGTCTGGTGTACCGATGACAACGGCGATTTTGTATATGATCTTGTCTTCATCAAGGTCGAGAACAACAAGATGCCGGAGTTCCGGAACATCATTGGAAGCTTCATCAGTGAGATGGAACTTCCAGAACGTGATTTCCGGATCAGCGCTCGCTTCCTCTCGGGGTTGACGATGAGTACGGCCAAGTACGACTCCCAGTCTTACACGCACCGAGACATTGAGTACAGTCTCAATGATGGACTGCGGTACCTTGCGGATACGACCATGGGAGACTGCGGCACCCCGATCATGATGGCTGAAGGAAAACACGCCAATAAGTGCGTCGGACTCCACGTGGCCGGTTCGATCCGGAAACAGGGGGTTCCTACGGGTCTTGCAGTCCGTCTCACTCGTGAGATGATTGAGGAAGCCATCGGCGAGTTCCTTCCGGGTTTCTCTGGCGAGGCTCCTCTCATTGAGAGGTTGACGGAGTTGGAGACTCCGAACTTGCTCAGCCTAGAGAAGGTTTCAAAGAGTGCGACTGTTCACTTGAGTGATAAGACAAAATTGCAACCTTCGGTTATCGCCGGGAGTCTGCCATGGACCACCACTCGTGAACCAGCCATTCTCAGTCAGAAAGACCCGAGGAGCCAAGGCAAGGACCCAGTTGAAGAAGCTATTGTCCGCCTGGTCACAGCTCCCAAGATGGAACTAGATCAAGATCGCGTTGACCGCTGCGTTGCGGACGTGTCGAAGCGTCTTTCCCGTGTTCTAGATTGGAGTGGAACTGGTGGTCCCCGAGAACTCAGCTTCGAAGAGGCTGTTTTCGGAGTCCCCGGGTCACTTAGTGGATTAGCAACTGACACGAGTCCTGGTCGTCCCTACGTTTACTTCACGAACAAACGCGGAAAGCGCGAGCTCGTGTGGCATAACGAACAGGGGGGGCATGTCTCGCCGTCTTTTAAGAAACATGTGATGGACGTGTACCAGCGTGTGCGCTCGGGTGAAGATTACGAGGTGATCTTCTTGGGCTACATGAAGGACGAAGTCCGATCGAAGAAGAAGATCGATTCCGTCGCTACGCGCATCACTTACGCGAATGATGTCACATACACCGTCATTACCCGAATGATGATCGGTGCTATGATCGCTGCCTTCAACCGGAGCTTTCCAGCTTCCTGCTACGCGATCGGCATCAACCAGAACTCGTATGACGCTCAGAAGATATACCATATCTTCAGGGAGTGCCCGAACCGCATTGCGGCCGGAGACATGGAGAACTACGACTACCATTACCAACGGCAATTAATGGATGGAAGCCACTTGGTAATTGAGAACGTAGCCACGTATCTGCCCGCTGGGTGTGTTCGGCACATCTGCGAGACTGAAAGTTTGGGACGGGTCCAGATCGCCGATTGGATGATCCGCACGGTTGCTTCAAACAACTGTGGGAAGGTTCTGACGACGCATCTTAATTGCATCAACAACGAGCTGAACTTCCGCTACGCTTTCGATGTACGCTTTCCTACGAAGGTGTTCGACGAGCATGTGCGGTTTGTGTTCTGCGGAGATGACAATATGATCGGCGTTATGAAGTCGATCGAATGGACACCCAAGATGATCCAAGAGGACTTGACCTATGTAGGCCAGCGTTACACTGCCGCCGAGAAGGACCAAGAAGTTGCGGACGAGTACCAGACATTCTCAGAGGTCACTTTTCTCGGGAGCTATTTCAGGAAGCTTCGCGGCCGCTGGACGGGCGCCTTGCGAAAGAACACTCTCCAGGAGAGTATCTTGTGGACACGCAACAGCAATTTGACTGTCGTTCAGGAGTGCAAGCAGATGATGGAGTATGCGAGTCAGTGGGACAAGGAGTATTTCGAGTCTTATTGTGCGGCCGTCAACAACGCTCTGACTGACGTTGGAATCAGTGCGATTGAGCTCCCTTCGTGGGAATCTCTTTCGGAAATCGTTGCGAATAGAACTGTTGACTCAGGCGAGGACTATTTTTTTGTAGCGCAATCGCCTGCTGACAATCTGACCGGATTTGGAACTGATTCTCAAGCTGGCATCAACCGCATTCAACCGCGGGGAGTACCTTCGTCGCGGGCAATTACCAACTCTGACTTCACGATCCGTGATGGCCTCGAGTCGTTTGTCCAGCGGGCATCCTATGATTGGACAAATACGATGAATGTTGGGACTCACTTGAAGTCGATTGCCATTCCGGGAGGTCTCCTCAAGCTTGGGGACCAGGATGGTGTGCAGAACATGTCGTTCCAGAATTTTATGTATTCTCGTTGTGACATCGAGATCAAGATTCAGTTGAATGGAACTCCTACGCAAGCAGGATGCCTTGTGGCGTATTTTGTGCCTTTCCGGAGCAACACCCAGGACACCAGCACGTATCTGAGTTACAACCACGTCAAGCTCAGTCCTGCTGAGAACACGACGGGTGTGGTGAGGATTCCGTACACCTACTGGAGACCGCTGATTTCAAATATGGAGATGCAGCTGGATGAGACTGTCTCTTACGGGACTTTCTTCATCTCGGTTTACAATCCCCTTACTTCCAAGGCAGCGTCGACATGCGGTGTTACCATCTTCAGCCGGTTCATCGGAGAGCAGAAGATCCCGAGGGTGATGACTACCTCTGCAACACGCCCCGTCTACGGGTTTGTCCGTGGAACAGGAGCAAACCTGGGACGTGTGCTTTCATCGGATACGCAGTACGTCGCTCAGGGAGCTAATGTTTCCAAGACGGAGGTTACCAACACGTACAACATCTCTGATGTTGCCGGAGGTATGCCTATTGAGAACAGCGTGGGTGCCAACACGAGCCAGGGCCTCGATCAGAAGGCTGATGTTCGTGCGGTTCCGATGGACAACCCTCCTCTTGTGGGAGGAGGAGTGCCGGTGGTTCAACAGTTTGGTTCCATGAGCAAAGCAAATGGGCCAGAGGTTACCACCGGCCTGTACCTTCATCCCCAGGAGATGTCGCGTCAACCGATTGCTGCCCGTTTTTCTGAGGAGACTCGCCTCGATTACCTCAGCTCTCTTCCCGGAAGAATTGCAATTGTTCCTTGGACGGATCAGGATGCGGATGGAGCGCTTCTGTGGTCGCTACCCTTACGCTCCTTTCTGCTTCCGTCTCCTAGTAGCACTGGTACTGGGACAATTGTTCCCCCATGCGTGGCTTTTATGAACCGGTTCCAGTTCTTGCACTTTGATACGGTCTTCCGTTTTCACGTGGTGCGGAACAAGTTCCAGTCAGGCCGTTTGAAGGTTATGGTCACCTACGGAACGAGTGTTCAGCCGAAGGAGGAAACACCGTTGTATGGCGAAGTTCTCGACTTCTCTGGCGAGAACTCGGTCGTTGAGGTAGTAGTCCCTTACAACAATAACTCTGAGTACATTCGTACTGATATGAATCTCGCCGACGTGCAGAGTCAGTCAACGGGTACTCTCTGGTTGTTTGTTCTCAACGAACTCAGAACTACTTCTGAGGTCGTCGGAGGGGCATGCTCAGTGAACGTCGAGGTTTACTTCAAGAACGTTCGCGTCGCGCATCCGTCGTCCTACAGTTCCGTGGAGTTCACGGATGGGCTGAGTCGGCTCCGATTCACTGCTCAGGGTCCTGGTGATATTGCAGAGCTGGATGACGCAAATGAGGCGGAGACGCAATCCATCATGGCTCCCACAGCCAAGGTTCCCAACCCCATCTGTCGAGTCCAGGTAGGTGAGAAGTTCGAGTACAATGTGTCGGACATTCACGAAGAGCTTCGTCGTCATCGGCCGTACCCGGCGTCTCGTATCAGTCCTTTCGACTTGACTGAGAAGCCCTTGTTCAGCACGATGCCTGCAACGCCCAATCGAGTCGTGTACCGCATTCCGACGTTGCCAGCTAGTGACTATGACAGTTGTTACGCTGCCTGGTCTGGCAGTTTGCGGTTCCGCATCTATGCCGACACCTCAGCGCATTGCACTGTTACTCACGTGCAAGGACAGGTCGCCAAGTTCACTGCCAGTGGCTTTATCGACCGGAGTGAAATCCTCGCGGCTAACACGACCGCGTTTTCTGGAAATTTGGGAGCTAGTGCGGGTGTTCCAAACACCCCAACCGTTTACTACCCTGCGATCGCTCGCGAGGTTTTGTATCCCGTCGGTAGTCAGTGTTTTATCGACGTGACTGTTCCTTACTCATCCGAGTATGACTTCACGCCGACGTGGGTTGATACCTTTGGAGCTAGTGGAGCTCCGACCACTTATGGGACGGGTTTCCTGTACGTCAACTGTCCAGCCGGAACAGACATCCGGGTTTACTGGGCAGCCGGTGACGATTTTCGTTATCACTTCTTGTCGTTCCGTCGCGCTCCTTCGCGCCGGGTTTTCGCGCAGAATGTGACCGGAAATTCGTTTACCATCGGTGGCATCGTGCCACCATCGTGAAATCTTCAGCAGAAGTCCACGGTAGGATCGTTCAGTCGTGATACCGGAGAGTCTGGCGTTATTGTCTGCGCCAGTCAAGATGCGGATCGTTCAGTCGTGATCATCTTGTGTTTCATTTTCCCTTAGTGGTTATTAATCTGAGTAGCCCCTATGGGGCGAAGTTCGGGTTTATAG